AAGGAGATAATGCAGATGCTGCGCCAAATGATCCATCAAGAGTTGGAGAAGTTCCAGAGTTATTTAATGATGGCAGTATGGATGGTGCAGACTTAGACACTGATCCAAGCAACAACCAAGGTGACCCCAATAATGAGGGTGACCCAAATAACCAAGGCGATCCCAATAATCAAGGCGATCCCGATAACCAAGGCGATCCTAATAATCAGGGAGATCCCAACAATCAGGGTAATCCTGATAACCAAGGTGATCCCAATAATAATGCGTCAGGAGACAATGGTGGCGGTTTATTAACAGGTGGTGATTCTTCTCTTAATGGTGGTCAAACTAATGGTCAAGGCACTAATGGTCAAGGTGCTGATGGTCAAGGTGCTTCAGGAACAGAGGATGCAGGTGGCGAACAAGGTCAGGGGTTAGGAGAAGGCACGGATACAGGCACAGGAACAGGCACAGGAACAGGTAGTGGCACAGGCACGGGGACAGGATCTGGCACGGGATCAGGCGATGGTTCTGGTGAAGGCGATGGTGAAGGAGAAGGTCAGGGACAGCAGCAAGGGCAACAGCAAGGTTTATTTGGACAGCCCTTACAAACAGAATCATTGTTTGGTGATTATATGTCAAAATCAACTATACAAGATGTTGTACCAACACAGATGTTATCATTTGTGTATACGCCAAGAGGTTTATTTACAGGATTGAGACGATGACATATTTACAGCTAGTTAATGCCGTTATGAGGCGATTGAGAGAGTCAGAAGTAACCTCTGTATCTCAGAATACATACTCTGCGTTGATTGGTGAGTTAGTTAATCAATCAAAACGATATATTGAAAATGCGGTCAATTGGACTGCTTTGCGGAGTGATGTAACCTTTAACACGGCAGATGATGACTTTACTTACACCATTACAGGTGCAACTGATCGATCAACCATACTAGATGCTATCAATGATACATCTAATAAACGATTAGCTTATAAAACACCTTATGAGTTTAAGAACTTCAAGAATTTGTCTACCTCATCTAAGGGTTCACCATCGTTTTATACTTATAATGGGTTTGCTAGTTCTGCTACACAGATAGATGTGCATCCTACGCCTGATGGCGTTTACTCATTAATATTTACAGTCGCTATTAGACCTGCTGATTTATCAGGTAATTCAGATACCATCTCAGTGCCTACAGCCCCTGTTATTGAGTACGCTCATGCTCTTGCAGCTAGAGAGAGGGGTGAGACAGGTGGGACTAGTGCTGCTGAACTATTTAGGCTTGCAGATGTTACTTTATCGGATGCTGCGGCATTTGATCAGGCTAAGAATCCAGAAGAGTTAGTGTTTAGGGCTATTTAATGGCACAGAAGCTACAGAATGTAACGATCTCTGCTCCAGGTTTTTCTGGGATTAACACTCAGGACTCGCCTATTGACTTAGATCCATCCTTTGCAAAGGTTGCAGATAACTGTGTAATCGATTCCTTTGGTCGTATTGGTGCTAGGAATGGTTATGAGTTGTTAACGTCTGATGCTACAAATCTTGGTGCATCTGTTGGCACTGAGAGTATCTTTGAATACATAGATCAGAGTGGTGATATTACTATTTTATCAGCAGGAAATAATAAACTATTTTCTGGGACAACAACAATTACAGAGATTACCCCTGCTGGTTATACCTGTAGTGCAAATAATTGGAAGTTTGCTAACTTAAATAACCATGCATTTTTGTTTCAAAGTGGGCATGAATCTTTAGTGTTTACAGATGCTGGTGGATCTAATGCTTTGACTGCATTTAGTTCTTTTGGCTCATCATCGGGGACAGCACCACAAGCTAATGAGGTTATCAGTGCGTTTGGTCGGTTATGGGCAGCAGATGTTGTAGGTAACAAACATACAATATTTTTTAGTCATTTGCAGACAGGTTATCAGTGGACAGGTGGTAGTTCAGGAACATTAGACCTCACAACTGTATTACCTGGAGGTGCAGATGATGTAGTGGCTTTAGCAGCTCATAATGGGCGTTTAGTTATATTCTGTACTAATACGATACTTATTTACGCTGGCCCTACTAATCCTGCAACCATGACGCTTGAGGATACTATTATTGGCATTGGTTGTATTGCTAGGGACTCAGTAGTGTCAATTGGTAGTGATCTGTTGTTTTTGTCAGATTCAGGTGTTAGATCATTGGGTAGGACAATACAGGAAGAGTCTGTAGAGATTGGTGATCTAAGTCAGAATGTTAGGGATGATTTACTAGGTGACATAGCAAGTGAGACTAGAAATATTAAAGGGGTTTACAGTCCTGAAAACTCATTTTACTTGTTAACTTTTCCCTCTACAGAGAAAGTATATGTATTTGATACAAGTAAGATACTGCCTAACAATGCATTTCGGGTGACTACATGGTCTAGTATTAATCCATTATGTTATGCAAGAAAGCGTAATGGTGATTTATTATTTGGTCGATTAGGTGGTATTGCCAAGTATTCTACGTTTAAAGATAATAATGCAGCATTTACTTTACAATACTTTAGTAATCCGCTTGCTTTTGGTCAGCCAGCTAATTTAAAGTTTTTAAAGAACTTTAACCTCACAATAATTGGTGGTGCATCTACAGGCGTAGTGTTTAAGTGGGGTTATGATTATAGCGAGGCTTATCAAACCCAAGATTTTACAATAGGTTCATCGGCTGCTGCTGAGTATGGAGTCAGTGAATATGGTGGTACAGCAGAGTATACTGCTAGTTTATTGGTCAACACACCTAAGATAAATGCATCTGGAGGTGGTGAAGTGGTAACAGTTGGGCTTGAAGCGAATATATCAGGTGCTTCATTTTCAATACAGAGAATTGATATTCTAGTATTACTAGGAAGGATACTATGACAGATTATACAAAGACAGTTAATTTTGCTGCAAAAGACAGCTTGACCTCTGGTGATTCGAATAAAATAGTTAGAGGCACAGAAATCAATACAGAGTTTGATAATATAGCTACGGCTATTGCTACCAAACTTGATTCAACAGGTGCAGCATTTACTAATCCTGTATCGTTTCCTGATGGCTCTGCTAGTTCCCCTGCTATTACAAATACAGGCGATACAAACTGTGGTTTATTTTTTAGTGCCGCAGATACTTTGGCATTTACTGCTGATGGCACATCTCAAGTTACTTTTTCCAATGGTCTTGTTGCACCAGTAACGACTAATGATATTGACTTGGGAACGTCATCACTCAAGTTTAAGGATGGTTATTTTGCTGGTGATGTAAATATTGCTGGTACGTTATTAGTGGCAGGTGATACTGCGGCAGGGGATGATGCAGCAATTGGTTTTACCGCAGCAGAAGGTTTAATTTTAACAGGTCAAGGCTCAACTAATGATGTCACAATTAAAAATGATGCTGATACAGCAGTATTAGAAATACCCACAGGTACTACAAATGTAAATCTTGCAGGTAATCTCACGGTAACAGGGGATCTTACGGTTACAGGTGATGATATTACGATGGGTACTAACACCTCTGGTAATTTATTGGTAGCAGATGGTACGAACTTTAATTCAGTAGCAGTTAGTTCTTTATCAGAGATAAGTACAATTGCTAATGATGATGTTTTTCTTGCGGTTGATACATCAGGTGGTGGCCTTAAAAAAGTTGCCAGGAGTACAGTTGTATCAGGTCTTGCAGTTTCAGGTGCAATATCTAATGTTGTAGAAGATACAACACCGCAGCTAGGTGGTGATCTTGATATGAATGGTCAGGATATTGTCACTACATCTAATGCAGACTTAGAACTAGCACCAAATGGTACAGGCCATGTAACTGTTAAAGGTAACGATAATTCAGGTGCAATACAGTTTAACTGTGAAAGTAATAGTCATGGTCAAATAGTAAAAGCACAGCCTCATTCAGCAGGTGTTACCAATGAATTGTTATTGCCAGCAGGTGCAAGTTCGACTTTAGTTTCTTTAGTATCCACGGATACTTTGACTAACAAAACACTTACGACACCTGTGGTTAACGCAGGGCTTCAGTTAAAGAACGGTGCAACAAGCGCAGGATTTATTGAGTTCTTTGAAGACAGCGATAATGGTACAAATAAAGTAACATTAATTGGTCCA